ATCGGAATGGACGGCCAAAGGCATTGCGTAATGTAATCAAGGACCTATTCATTGAAGAGTTCAATGTTCAGCTATCCAGTAGTCAGGCCAACGAAATGATTATGGCAATGCTTTGCATGACCGAGCGACAAATCAGTGAATTAGGCGAACGGGATGACGTGCCATTTTGGTTGAAAATGATTTCTAAAAAGATGGAGCGTGATTTGAGCCGTGGTTCTATTCACCTCATGGAAGTTCTTTTTGACCGTGTTTATGGTAAGCCAAAGGAAACGATTGATAGTACTATATCGATGCCGAAAGCAGAAATACACGTGGCCACCATTTCAAGCCCTATCGACCTATCAAATAGTGAGGATGCAATTATACTCGATTGATGTTTCAAACGTCTGTCATATTCGATCGCAACTACAATTCAACTGCCGAGGTTATCGTTAACCAAGGCGGGACCAGTTCGGGCAAAACTTACTCGATATTACAAGTGCTATGCTTAAAAGCGATTGGCGAAAATGACCAAGTGATTAGCGTTGTAGGTCAGGACGTGCCGAACCTTAAAAGCGGTGCGCTCAGGGATATGCAAACGATTGTAGCGAGTTCGCCTGATATTCAAAGTTGGATTAAAGGGTACAATGCGAGCGATCGTATCTACACGTTTCACAACGGATCAATCATAGAGTTCAAAAGCTACCAAGATTCTCAGGATGCAAAGAGCGGGAAACGTCATTACCTATTTATAAATGAGGCGAACGGAATCAATTATTGGATATATTGGGAATTAGCACGAAGAACTAATAAACAGGTTTTTATTGACTACAACCCTAACGCTCGCTTTTGGGTACATGATAAATTGATAGGTAAGGAAGGTGTTGAGTTGATCATTTCCGACCATAGGCATAACCCGTTTTTAAGTGACAAAACAAGGCGGGATATTGAAGGTATCAGGAACGAAGACGAGGAACTTTGGAAGGTGTACGCTCGTGGGATGACTGGTAAGATTGAAGGCTTGATTTATCGTAATTGGGGAACGATTGGAACGATACCGAGCGATGCGCAGTTGATTGGTGCGGGATTAGATTTTGGTTTTACGAATGATCCTTCTGCTATGGTTATGGTATACCGTTACAATGGTGAGTTAATCATTGACGAAGTAATGTACCATAAAGGACTCACAAACCAAGATATTAGCCTTTTTATGACCAGTTGTGCAGTTGATAGGAGCGTTACGATTGTGGCCGATTCTGCTGAACCCAAAAGCATCGAGGAACTTAGGCGTATGGGTTGGAGAATAGAGGGTGCTAATAAAGGGAAAGATAGCATACTAAACGGCATCGATATATTGAAACGTTTTAGGTTTAACGTAACGAATAGGTCCAGTAACTTACTCAAAGAATTGAACGCTTACAAATGGAAGGAAAAGGACGGGAACGCTACCAACGTACCGATTGATTCCTTCAACCACGGCATGGATGCTTTGAGGTATTTAGCGTTAAATAAATTAGCAGAAAAGAACAGAGGAAAATATGCGATACAATAACATTTGGAAAAAATTAACCGTTGGTCAATACCAACTATTGGCCGACCTCAACCACTTGGAAGGTTGGGAGTATATGCGCTCAGTTGTAGCAATCGTTGAGGGTAACGGTTTCGATGAGGTTGATAATTACCCGTTGATTGACTTACGCAAGCGATACGAAGCCATTGCAAAGCAGTTGGAAACCGAGCCATTTAAACCGTTCAAATCATTCGTAAAGATTGACGGAAAACGTTACTACGTTACCCGATTCTTTGACGAAATAAATACCGCTCAATTCGTGGAAATAAGTGAGTGGAATAAGACGAAAGAGGATGGAATAAAGAACTTGCATTTGTGCGTTGCATCGCTTCTACGTGAAACGAAGTTCGGTTGGTTTCCTAAAAAGTACAACGGGAAAGACCATGCAAAGCGTGCTACGTTGGTGAAGGAAAAGATGTTAGCAGTTGAAGCGTTGGGGTTGTCCGCTTTTTTTTTGGCCAGTTGGGTGAAGTTGCTCGAAGATTTACCAACCTATTTGGACAAGGAAATGCAGAACTTGAAAGCGGAGATGGACGCCCTGACCTCGGAACAGGATTCACCGAGCGATACGGTTGGATTGTCGTAATTGATAGGTTAGCAGGGAGCGATGTGTTGAAATGGAATGAGGTATTTGAATTGCCTGCAATGGAATTCCTGAACTATGCAAGTTATCAAGTTGAAAAAAGCAAACATGAGGCCTTTGAAATAAAGCGTCGAGCCAATGGGTAACTTTTTTGATTTACCCATTTAATAAGTATGGCATTTATCGAGTTCAACGATGTTAGTGGTGCGTTCAATCCTGCGGTTAGTGGGTTTGGGACTACCGACGTTGACCAAGCTTTTGAAGGTGTTGAAAAGGAAATCGTCGATTGGTGCAATGAACAAATCGAACTTTTTAGAAAGCAGATTGATGCTAATAAAAGCCGTGCGACGGGTAACTTACAGCAATCGTTAATCGTTGCACCGATCAAAAGGTTTGGCAAAGGTTACGAAGTAGAAATCGAAGCCCCTGCATATTGGAAGACGTTGGAGTACGGGCAAAAGGGTACGGAAAGCAGTTCAAAAGCCCCTAATTCACCATTTACAGTTAAGGAATACCCGAGGTTGGAGGATATGGTGAAATGGGTACAATTCAAAGCCATGGCCACGGGTAAAAATGATGTTTATTCTTTGGCTTCCAGAGTCCGTAGAAGCATTTACAAAAAGGGAACGTATGCACACCCATTCGTTCAACCAACACTTACTGAAAACAGATTAAATGATTTAGCGCAAAGGGTTGCAGAATTTACCGCCCAAGCGATGACCGCAGTGATTTTTAAATGATATGGCAATAACAATAGTAACCCAAGTAACTGAACCAAGGTATTCACCTGCGGGAAATCCGTTAGTGTATGTGGTTGATAGTGATAATAAAACCGAGCCGAATTTCCGATACGTGGCAAATGTTTCGATAAATGGAAACTTAGTGGCTAAGTTGAAAACTGTACCGAGCGTGACAAATAGCAATCGAGGAAGGTTTAATTTTCAGGAAATCGTGCGCAGTTTTTTCGATGTAATTCCACGAATTGGGGATGGTTCGATTGTACCTGCCGAAAGTTTTGGATGCCCTACTCAGTACATTGAGTTTGACGTTGAATTCGATGAAGAGTACACGGGTGGAGAACCAGCGCCACGGGATGCCGAAACCGCTATTATTTACAATGGGGCTTGGACTGTTTTTGACTTTGCGCAATTTCCTTACTTCAAAGGTAATTATTGGTTAGATGGCGATGCTTTTGAAACTCGATTACCATTAACTAACCGACCACAATCGACTAAAGCTTACGCTAACTTTTCAAACACATACAATCAAAGCGGAAATCTTTATTTTCTTTGCAGTAAAGAAGTAAGCCCAAATATTGATGCAATACGGTATCGGTACTATTACGAAGATGGCGATGTATCGTGAATATACGATTCCAACGGTTAACGGACAAAGCCACGCATCGGATGAGGAAAACGAATTTCACCTTATTGCCGTTCCATTTATGCCGTTTGATGTTCAAAATATTTCAGGTTCAATAACATCAGATTTCCTTCCAGGGTCTGATTCTTTTCCAAGCACTGTTTCAAGTGATAAAAACTATTACACGGTAACGGCTATGCAAGAATTTGACGGTTCGCAAGCTTCAATCGAGTACACGGTGTTATTGAATGGTGAGTGTTCACGTTTTGAATTTACCGAGGTACATTTTGAGAACCAATTAGGTGGTGTTGATTCTTACGTGTTCACCAAGCCAAACCGAGAAAGGCAAAGCATTACACGTGTTGAAGCGAGCCGACCTTATTTGACGGATGGCTTTCAAGGTAATGGTGGTATTTATGGAGGTTACACTAACTTTTCCAAGTACAACGCCCAAGTAGATTATAACAAAGAGTTTACCGTTTCTTCCGATTGGTTGACCGACGAAGAGTTTGAGTGGTTAGCGCAAATGGTACGCTCTCCACGTGTTTGGTTACGCAAGGCTTTTAATACCGACGAAGGTGTTGTTGATTACTTAGTTCCCATTTTGGTAACCGATACAAGCTACAATGTTTGGAAGCGTGACTTCGATCAGTTGCACACGTTAACCATTACCTACAAATTCACCTTTGATGAATCCGTGCCGTTATGATAACAGAACTTTACATAGACGGCAAAAGATTGGATTTAAGCGACGATATCGATATTCGCCTAACTTACTCTATTACGGACATAGAAAACCCCGTAGAACGCAAAGGAACAGTCAGCAGAACCATTGAAGTGCCAGGAACACCGCACAACGATAACGTGTTTGGTTCGATTTACCGATTTGATCAGTGGGTAATTGGCTTTGACCCGAGCGTGCGGGTTAATGCTTACGTGTTGCAGAACGGTATTGATGTGTTCAACGGGATTGCGCAATTATTGGCGATTAAAAGTGACGGCCAATTTAAGACTTACGAAGTCGGTTTGTATGGTGAGAATGTGAACTTGTTTAAACAGTTAGGCGATAGCGAATTGACGGATTTAGATTTTAGTGAGTTGAACCACGAATGGGATGGGAGTAATATCGTGGATTCATGGACTAATTCGGTTGGAAGCACGGGTAACGATTACTATTACCCTGCGATCGATTACGGCCAAGCGAGTTTCACACGTACCCAAGCACCTTCACCTTATGCGGACGTGTTTACTACGGCTGATTTTTATCCTGCAATTTCCGTAAAAAAGTACTTTGATAAGATTGTGAGCGGTGCGGGATTTACTTATGAAAGTGATTTTCTTACTTCGCAGTGGTTTAAGCAGTTGATCGTACCGTATGGAGTTAGCGGTGTGCCTTATTTGACGCAGGAACAAATGCAAGGTGCGTTATTCTACATTGGTTTGAGTGGTGGTATTCAGGACATTGCAGACGGTACGCTTCAAAAGGTAAACATGGCAACCGATACGCCCGCTCCGTTCTTTGATGGTGGCGGTTATGATACCACAAATAAGCGATACACTCCACCTTATAATGCTGATTTCAACATTCAAGTACGGGTAAACGTTCAACCTAATTTAGCACTTGGGTTTGATCAGACGGTTAAAGTGTACGTTCGTAAAAATGGAACTACATTAACGCAAATAATTGAATACACTTGGGTAGCAGGTGGCGGTTCAACAGCACAACAGTTGAGCGGAATTATTGCCATGCCATTGACCACTTCCGATTACATTGAAATATGGATGGATTTTTCAGTTGATAGCGGAAGCCCAATTTCCCCCCCTCCATTCGTGCGTATTTTTACCGACGGCACGTATTGGTTGAATCAGATCAGTGGAACGCCTTTGATGCAACCGGGCTTTATTTGGGATATGAACCAAACGATTATACCAAAGATTAAGCAATCCGATTTTCTTATGTACTTGGTGCGTATGTTCAACCTGTTTATCATGCCCGATAAGTACGACCCGAAGAAACTTTACATTGAACCGTTTTCCGACTTTTACGATACTTCAACTTACCTCGATTGGACGGGATTATGGGACGTTGAGAAAGGTTACGAAGTAGTACCATGTGGTTACATGAACCCAAAAACGTACAAGTTTAGTTACAAGGATGCAGGCGGTTACTTTGAGAAGCGTTACCAAAGTGCGTACCAATCAAGTTACGGTTCACGTACCTACATTAGTTCAAATGAGTTCAGCAATGGTGAGCAATCCGAGGACGTTGGATTTGGCAATAGCGTAATGGTTGGATTTTCTCCAAGCCCACGTATTTACGCACGTTATTACGACATGGATAACAAAGGAAGTTCAGTTAGTGGTGATGTTAATTTAGACGTGAAGCCTGTTACCCCAAACCTTCGTATTCTTTACCATGAGTACATTCCATTTCCGAGCGAAACGGAGTTTGTTTTCGAGGGTAACGAATACACCAGTTACCCGTATGCGGGTAATTTGGATAATCCATACAACCCAACAAAGGATTTGTGTTTTGGAATACCACGGGAGTTGTACTATCAAAGTGACGAAACGAGCGGAGCGATTTATAGGTACACCAACAACAACCTATTTAACCGTTTTTGGTTGGATTACGTCAAGCTATACACCGACAAGGATGCAAAGAAAGTCAAGTTATTTGTACAACTTTCGGCAGTTGATGTGTTGAACTTGGATTTCCGCAAACCGATTTATATCAACGGCACTTTGTTTTATTTTATCGGTAAACGATTACGATGCAAACAGCGACGAAAGTACTCAATCGAACTTTTAAAAGTGTTGGATTTAGCACCATTTGAACCTACCGTTTTCCAATTAACGGGCGGTATCGGTGCTTTCATTTCAGACGAACCTAAACCACAATTAATTACTGAATAATGGCAGACGTAGAAAAGGATATAGTATTACGAGTTAAGTCGGAAACCGACCAAGCCACGGGGCAATTCAAGAACTTAAAGCAAGAACTTCGATCGATCGAAGGGGAACTTAACAAAATGGCAACCGCAGGGCAAACGGGGACGGATGCCTTTAAAAAGTTGCAACAAAGAGCGGGTGAGGTTAAAGACCAAATCGGGGATACCAAAGCGGCGATCAAAGCTTTGTCTTCGGATACGTTTCGACTCGATGCGTTCGCTCAGGGTGCGCAAGGTATTGCGGGCGGTTTCGCAGCTGCACAGGGTGCGATGGCTTTGTTTGGTACGGAAAACAAACAAGTTGAGGAAGCGATCAAAAAAACGCAGGGCGCAATGGCTTTGCTCCAAGGGGTAACGGCAATTACCAACGTATTACAAAAAGAAAGTGCGTTGAGGTTAGCGATTGCAACCACTGCTCAAACTGCATACACCGCAGTTGTTGGGGCGTCTTCGGGGGCAATGAAAATCTTTCGTTTAGCGTTAGCGTCCACGGGGATCGGTGCGTTAGTTGTTGGGTTGGGTTTGCTTATTGCAAACTTTGACGATGTTAAAAAGGTTGTCATGAACCTTTTAAAACCGTTTGATGGAATCATTGCCAAAGTTCGTGACTTTTTGAGCGTAATTTCCTTTGGGTTGATTGATAATACGGCCACTAAAAAAACCAAAGAGAATGCCGAACAAGTTGTCGATGCCTTCAATAAAACGAAGGACGCCATGAAGGAAAACGAAAAGGTAATTGAACGCAGAATCGAACTTGCAAAAGCCGAAGGAAAAGGTATTAGAGAAATTTACAATTTAGAAAAACAACTTGCAGACCTACGCATTAAGAATTTAAAGGTAGAACAAGATGCTTTGAAGCTTAAAGAAAAGGCAGGAACTGCAACCGAGGACGAAAAGAAACGTATTAAAGAATTAACCACTGAAATTGCAGACGCTACAAATAAGCGTTTAATTCTCGATGCTAACTTCAAAAAAGCGGTTGCAGATGCAAATAAAAAGCAAACCGAAGCAATAATAAAACACCGTCAAGAAGAATTAAAATCATACAAAGAATTAGAATTAACATATATTCAGCAACCTGAATTGACTTCAAAACTTGCAGAGGATAGCGAGAAAAATATTGAGCGTTCAATGGAAGCATTGAAAGGTTTGTCAAATGAAATAAAATTAAATGCTGAACTTGATCAAGTTTCATTACAAAACAAAAAAGATGCTACCAACGAATGGCTAAAAATGTCAATGGATGCTTTCAATTTAGCATCTGATTTATTAGGCAAAAATACAAAAGCTGGAAAAGCGTTTGCTGTTGCATCGACCTTGATTGATACATATTTTTCAGCTCAAAAAGCCTATGCTTCACAAATGACAATAACGAGCCCTGATGCGCCAATTAGAGCGGCAGTAGCTGCAAGTATTGCAATAGCCCAAGGATTGGCACGGGTGCGAGCAATTACAAAAGTTCAAGTATCACCAAATGCAAATAACTCACCAACGAACCCAAACGGTGGCGGTGGAACTGTACCTCAACCTTCTGCAATGGCTACAACTACACCAACGATTGGAAGTACCCAACTGCAATTAGATGCTCAGGGTAACCTTCAACAGCAATCGGTTAGAACCTACGTACTTGAAACCGATATTTCAGATAAACAAAAACGCTCACAAAGATTACAAAGAACCGCAACATTAGGAAAATAATATGAATACTTACAATGATTTACCCGTTTACTCGCTTGTAGTAAACGATGACGAAGGCACGGGTGTTGACTTTGTCGCACTCGTTAACGCTCCTGCAATCGAGCGTAACTTCCAAGCATTTAACAACCGTGTGAAGTTCACCACTAACGAAGACAAAAGGTTAGTCACGGGACCGTTAATGATACCCGATTCAATGATTTTCAGACGTGACGAAAAGTTTGGTGAGTACTACGTAACCTACACCGCAGAAACAATCAAAAAGATAGCGGAAAAGTTTATGCAAAATCAATACATTTCCAACGTCAACACTGAACACAAAACACCAGTGAAGGACGTGTTTATGATTGAATCGTTTATTACCGACGCTGACCGTGGTATTGGTTCGCCAAAAGGCTTCGAGGATTGCCCCGAAGGCACTTGGTTTGGCACGTACAAAGTGAATAATGAAGACGTATGGAACCAAGTTAAGGATGGCACGTTCAAAGGGTTCAGCGTTGAGGGGGATTTCATTCACGCACCTTTCCAAGCATCCAAGCAACTACCGTTGGAAGTTATTTTGATTGACGAAATCCTTTCGATGCTATAATTTTTTTGTCACTTTTTTTTACGTTCCCATTTCATAAGTATAAAACTTTTATCACATGGATATTAAAGCTGAATTGCTAAAAATTAAAAGCTATCTAATGTCGACCGAAGTTACCCCAACCGCCCAAGAGTTCGCCATGTACGACCTTGCAAGTGGTGGTCAAGTATCAATCAACGGTGAAATCGTTGTTGGTGCAGAGGTAATGGTAATCGATGGAGATGGTAATGCCGTTCCTGCTCCCAACGGAGAGCACGAATTGGTTGGTGTTGCTAAGATCAAAACCGAAGCAGGTAAGATTGTTGAAATCATGCCTATCGAAGAAAAGCCTACAATCGAAGTTGAAATCGAAGCAGGCGAAAAGAAAGAGGAAATGGCCGAAGCTGAAATGATGCCTGAGCACGCTAAAGCGATGGAATCAATGAGCGAGCGCATTACCAAGTTAGAGGGTATGATTGCCGACATGATGACTCGAATGGATGGAATGGGTAAAGCAACCGAAGCTATGTCCGCAGTTGTTGAGGAAGTCGCAAGCCGACCAACTGCCGAAGTTTCCAAGCCCGTTGCATTCACTTATTTGAATCCAAAGGAAAAGCAAAACGATAAATTTTCAAATCTTTTAAACGCATTAAAATAAAATAATATGAGTTTCAATTTAGATGGGTTAAGTCAATATACTAACCAACAAACCCTACCATTAATCACCAAGTCGTTATTCAACGCACGTACAATTTCATTGATCAACAAACAAGTTGGTGTGAAGTTTGTTTCCGCTTTGAACTTGTTAGACACCACCACTGCCTTTTCTTACGGGAATACTTGCGGTTTCAATGGTGCTAACAACACTACCAACTTCACACAGCGCAACTTGACTGCGGTTCATACCAAAGTACATGAAGCAATGTGCCCGAAGGCTTTGGAAGCGTACTGGATGCAAACGCAGTTGACTGCGGGTTCACGTCCTACAACTATTCCATTTGAGCAAGTTTACGCTGAGCAAAAAGTTGCTTCTATTCAGAAGGCTTTGGAAACTGCGGTTTGGCAGGGCGATGGCACAGGCGGTTCAATCACTGGCTTTGCTTCTATCTTTGCTGCTGCTTCCGTTGTTGATTTGAACGATGCGGCTTACGGTTGGGCTTCCGATCTTACTTTTGCTACTTTGCAATCAACACCTGCAAACGCTATCAAGTTGTTGAACACTTTTGAAACTTACCTTCCTGCTGACATCAAAGGTTACGATGACGTTGCTATTTTCTGCGGTGTTGACGTATTCACTGCTATTAAGCAAGGTTTGGTTGCTGAAAATTACTTCAACATTTCTTACTTGAATGGAGTTGAAAACTTTGAATTGACTTTGCCAGGTTCTAACATCAAGTTGTACGGAGTTAACGGATTGAACGGTACTTATGATTTGTACGCAGGTCGCACCGCTCACATGGTATTCGGTACAGATTTGTTGAACGAGGAAGAGCGTTTCGAAATTTTCTACGCAAAAGAAGCTGACGAAGTTCGTTTCGTGACTGAGTTCAAGGCAGGCGTTCAAATCGCTTTCCCTGATCAGACCCGTCGTTTCATGATGGCTGCATCCTAATCGATTGATTGAACAATTAACCGAGGGGGTGGGTGAAATCGCCCACCCTTTTTTTTGAACTGAAATAAAAAAATAAAGATATGAGTTGCGCACTAACCGCAGGATATTCACTCGCTTGTAAAGACAGCGTTGGTGGATTAAAAAAAGTTTATTTGGCTAACTTCGAGGATATCACATATTCCGCTCCCGTTTCAGGTGTTATCGCTACCGTTACAGGCGATATGTACCTTTACGAGTTACCAATGAACACCGCTCAATTTACTGAAACAGTAACATCGAGCATCGAAAATGGAACTACCTTTTACCAAACAGAACTTTCAATCGTATTGCCTAAGCTAACCGCAGTACTTCGTAACGAGTTGAAGTTATTAGCCCAAGCGAAATTGGCCGTTGTAGCCGTTGACCGCAACGGTGTTCAGTGGGTACTTGGTTACGAAAACGGAGCGTACTTGACCACTGGAACGAGTGCGACAGGAACTGCCATGGGTGATCTAAACGGAATGACCTTGACCATTACTTCAATGGAGAAAGACCCGATCTTGACCACTTCTGCTACAATTACCACTCCTTAACCCTACACACTTTCCATATTTTGAAGGGGGGCGTTTACGCTCCCTTTTTTTATTCGTTACATTTTCGTTTTTTCCCATTATATAATTATGCAGTTGATCACAACGAACGCAGTTAACCGCCTATACTTTACCGCTACCGAAAACATGGTGAGCGGTGCATGGGTATATTTGAACATTCACCACGTAGCAACGAATGAAGACTATTTTTTCAGCTTTGAAAAGGCTCAAAACCTTAGCGTATTTACTGAGCGTTTTGATGCTTGGGATTGCAATGTTGGTAATCTACCCGTTGGTCAGTGTTTATATACACTTTACGAGGGTAATGAAGGAGCGGTTAACCCTGAAAGCGAGGAAATTTTAAACGTGTTGGAGGTTGGATTGTACGAAGTTTTGGCGAATGAAAATAGCGACATCGTATTTGAAAACAATACAACTTATATCGAGCCAAATTTATGAGTTCAAGAAGAGTAAAAAATGCGTATGGTATGCCTGCCAGTTCGCCTATTGTACGACAGGACTTTGAAACTAAGTTACCTGAGTACAAGGTAGTCAACGGGAAGGATTACGTTATGTACGGGGAGAGTAATCGATACCCCGATTATTTGTTGGAAATGTACCAACGTAGCGCAAAGCACAACGCCATTGTAAATGGGAAGGTAAACTACATTACGGGTAAAGGTTGGACGTATGAAGCCGACAAAGTACCAAGCGAAATGCTTGGTGAATTGAATCGTTTAATGGAGAACCCAAACCCATACGACGATTTGAACGATATTCTATACAAGACCACGTTAGACTTTGAGATTTTTAACGGGTTTGCGTTGGAAATCGTGTGGAATATGCACGGCAAGATTAGTCAAATAGCACACAAAAATTTTGGTAATCTACGTCGCAACGTAGATGGAACTAAGTTCTATTACGCTGACGAGTGGAAGGAGTTTGGTGACCCCGAAGGACTTACGGAGTATATGCCGTTCGACCCCGAAAAGCGTTTGGGTAAGCAATTATTTTACTATTGTAGTTACGCTCCAAGCGTGCGTTATTACCCCATTCCTGAGTACTTAGGTGCATTGGCTTACATCGAAACGGATGCAAGGATTGCCAATTACCACGTAAACAACTTACGTAACGGTTTCCTTGGTGGTTTCCTTTTCAACTTCAATAACGGAGTACCATCGAATGAAGAGCAAAGGGAAATCAAACGTCAATTACAGAAGCAATTAAAAGGCGATGACGGGGAGCGTATCGTGGTGAACTTCAACGATAGTGCGGATACTGGATTAAAGATTGAACCATTAAACGCTAACGACCTCGATAAGCAGTTTAACATTCTAAACGAAACCATCCAAACAGAAATCTTTGTTGCTCACCGCGTAACCTCCCCGATGTTGTTTGGAGTACGTGTTAGCGGTCAACTTGGTGGACGTTCAGAGTTGGTTGAAGCTTACGAACTATTTAAGGCGGTTTATGTAAATGACCGAGTGCAAAAGTTGGAAAAGGTGTTCAACTACATTTTTTCCTTCAATGGTTTGGGTGTTTTGGAAATCGAACCTACCGAGCCAATTACAGAGCAGTTGAGTGAAGCAACTTTGTTGCAGATTGCAAGCCGTGGCGAACTACGTGCGATGATGGGATTGAAGGATGATACCGTAAGCGTACCGAAAACAACCGACATGATTCAAGCCCTTTCGCCATTGGTGGCCAATAAGGTATTGGAGAAATTAAGTGACCTTGAAATTAGGCAGTTGGTAGGATTGAATTTACCAGAGCCCGAGCAACCGCAAGCCTTCGAGCGCCATGACTTCCGCAAAGAGAAAGAAGAGTTAGCGTTGTTTCAAAAGTTTGGCCGTGACGCTTCCGAGTTCGTTGAAGTTACACGTAGACCTATGCGTTACGGGTTCGAATTATTAGAACAAGAATTTGCGAGCGAGTATGCCGAACTTGATGCCGACATTTTAAAAATGATCGAGAAAGACCCTGCCATTACCTCCGATAAATTGGCCGACAAATTGGGTAAGGACATACAGCTAATTTCAGACCGTATAAGCGCACTTATTGAAGCGAAGGCTATCAATATACGTGGAGCGTTAAAAGAGCTTGGAGAGTCAGCAAAGGACTTTATTAAGCCACGTAACCCCGAAGGTGAACCATTGGTGCAAGTGATGTACAAATACGACGTACTTCCCGAGTTCGGCCCTCAAAAGTTGATCGCAGGAAGCCGTGAATTTTGCTCGAAAATGATTGACCTCGGAAGGTACTATACCCGTCAAGAGATTAACCAAATTTCAGACATCATGGGGTACTCAGTTTGGGAGCGAAAGGGCGGTTGGTATACCAAACCTGGAACTAACCAACACTACCCAACGTGCCGTCACACTTGGATGCAAACACTTGTAAAACCGAAAGCATGAGCCAAAAAGCCCTATTCATAACCGAGAAGCAATTAAAAGATGCTTCGTTGATTAACGAGAACGTTTCCATGGTGAAGTTGCGCCCGACGTTGATCATGTGTCAAGAGATGCACATTCAACCAATTTTAGGTAGTGACCTTTACAAAGAAATTGCGAACCAAATTATCAATGACGATTTAACCCAAGAGAATGAGGACTTACTTATTGACTACATTCAGCCATGTTTACAAATGTTTGTACAAATGGAGTTCCCGATGGCCTTCGGTTTCCAGTTACGCAATAAGAACGTTGAGCGTGGAACTGATCAAAACAGTACGCAGGCCTCCATGAGTGAATTGCAAAGATTGATTGATTACTACAAATCGAAAGCGGAGTGGTACGCTGAAAGAATTACACGTTTTATCTTAACAAATATTACCGACTTTCCTGCGTATCAAACACCGAGCGGGCAAATCGATACCATTTTACCTAACCGACGTAATTACACTGCGGGATTGGTATTAAATAACTACGGTTGTTGCGGTGATTTTGCGAGTCGTTACCAAGCTAATTTTAATCGTGATTGTGACTGTTATTAAAATCTATGAGTTACCACAAAAAGAACGTCGACAAATTAAGGGTTTACCTATCAAAAGAGAAAGATGCAAAGTTGGAATACGATAAAAAGAAGCTTAAAGGAGTTCAGCGAAACCCACCCGCTCGTTAATTCGTTCGGTACGGGTAACATTCTCGACCCTGATAGCGCACAAATAACCAACTTTGTTACTCCCGAAATCGATCGGGTGTACTATCCTTTGGTTTTTGCTACGTTAGACGGTGCGAGGTTTGGTAGTAATTCAGCTACATTCACGGTTGGTTTGGTGTTCATGGATAAGATCGAGGAAAGCCAAAAGGTAGCAGACCGTCCTACGGGTTCAAATGCTTTGAACTTCCAAACACTCCAACCCGATGAGGTCATGAGCGACATGACCCAACTTGCAGGGGATTTTATGATCAAGTATCAACGGACTTTTGGCAATGACTTCGACATTTCGGTAGATGCGAACGTGGATTATTTTGTAGATAGGTTTGGTGATCGTGTAGCAGGATGCAGAGCGGTGGTATCGTTTAACGTTCCATTGGCTTTGTCTATTTGCACGATACCGACTGAAATGAACCCCGATGTTTGTTACTTTGGAGGCGTGGAAGCTACGAATGAAATCGACCTTTACGATGGTAGCACGATAGCGGTTGCACCCAACCAACCGATTAACATAACCTTTGATGGTGGGGCGGTGAGTAATTTGTTTCTTTGGTTTGCAGTTCCTTCAACTTATTCCTTTTCGCATTGGTTTAGAAGTGCATTCGATCAAGGGGCGTTCGAGCAGTTGTTTGAGGTGTACGATACCGAGGATGATTACACAATTTACGTTACAATGTGGCAAACGGAAGCAACCATACAAATGACTATACAATGATTAGATTAAGCGATAATTTAGAAATCAACAAACCTGCACCAGTCGACGATCGATTGGGCGTGTTTGTTTCCACGGCTTCGGCTTTGAGTTTCGTTCCCGAGGATCGACGTTACATTGGTTTAACCGTTATCGTTGATAGCGGAAGTGGTGCTACTGAGTATTGGTTCAAAGAAGGTGTTACCGATGCTGACCTTGAAGAAAAGTCAACAGGTGGCGGTGGTGGTGTACCTTACACGGGGGCCACGCAAGATGTTGACTTAGGGACTCACGATTTGTACACGAATAAGCTTTGGTTATTTGATGAACCAAACGGAAACCATGCAAGCCTACATTACACCGACGACGATTTTCACATTGAACACGCTAACGGCGATAAGATGTTGGTTATTGAAGACGGGTTCATTCAGTTGCACAAAACCAATAACATCCAATCAAACCTTTGGACTACTGATTTAACTGAAACGCAGGATCATTTTTTACCTGACCAAAGCGGGACTATTGCTTTAACAACTGACATTACAAAAGAGGCGGTTGGACTTGGAAACGTGGATAACACCAGCGATGCGAATAAGGAGTTTACAGCGTCTCAAATCATTTCGGGTACATTCGATAAGGCACGCCTACCGAAAGTTATTCCTGCGGTTGCTATTGCAGGAAGTGCGGGAATATCAGGGGCGGTAACAACCGAAGTGGTGCTACAAACATTGACCATACCCGCAAATACTTTGAGCGTTGGTGATGTGATTCGTATTTCGGGAATTTATAGCTACACTACAACGGGAACAAAAACGCCACGTGTAAAGTTTGGAACAACAACGGGGGGGACGGCAATCTTGCAACCACCTGGTGCAATCGGTGCTACCATCACTTCTACTCAGGTTGAGTTGTACGCTATTGTAACAAGTTCAACCAATTTAAGATTTGTGCTAAACAATACCACAAACGCTTTGATTTTTACGGTAAATACAGGTGCAATGAATAATATAACCATTGATAGATCGGTAGCTAATAGCTTTGTCTTTACTGTTCAAAAGAACAACGCAGGCGATACCGCAGTTTGTGAAACCGCATTCCTTGAAATTATTACATCATGATTTACGCAGTGACTAACTTAGAAGGTGTTACCACCTACGATTTAACCTTTGAAGGTGCAATGTCTTTGTACGTTGAAGGTTCACGTCTTTGGGCGTCTCAAAACGATGGGTTAAGCTACTTTGAAATCTTTGTACCATGAAACAAATTTTACATGACCTTGGAATTAACCTCGGCCTATCATTTGCAGGCTTTGCAGGTTCGCTCGTTATGATCGGAAAGAAAGAATTTTCATGGCGCAAAGCGTTGGTGAGTATTCCGAGCGGTGTATTTTCTGCAAACTACCTTACCCCGATTGTGGTTGAAGGGTTAGGAATGGAAAACGGTTCAGCGGAGTATGGTATTGCTTTTATCATGGGCTACCTTGGATTGAAAGGAACGGAAATTTTTGCAACTAAATTTATCAATAATGAAAAATCTAAAAAACCTGATGCCTAAGAAGGCAAACGAAATGTCGATTTATGAAAGAGCGACGGCCGAAACTCCTCCATTTTTTAAGAAACTGCGCACTATTGGCATTGTGGTTGGTGTGGTCGGTGGCGCTTTGGCTACTGCACCAGTTTCGCTACCCGCCTCGATTGTAGCGTTGAGCACTTATTTGATCACTGCGGGTACAATTATTACGACTGTTTCGCAAATAACTGTTGACGAAGGAAAATAAATTCGTATCTTTGTAGCGCAAGCCACGTTTTTTGCGTTGTTTTCGTAGTTTAATTTTTGGTTTAACCCCTGAGAAATCGGGGGTTTTTTTATGCGTTCAAAAAAAAAGTTTCATTTTTTTTCGTAAAAAGTTTGCACAATTAAATTTCATGTTGTTACTTTGTAGAACCAAAGAGAAACAAACTAAAAAATAAAGCAATGAAAAACGAAATCATCTACAAAAACAGAACAATCATTGAAAACACTAACGGAACTTTCACCGCATTTTTTTCAAACTATTCTTCACACTTAACAAAAGAATTTAAAACATTAAACGGAGCGAAAAAGCAAATTGACAAATGGAATAAATAAACCAAAAAAATAAAACCAAAACAATGAACAAAACGCAAACAACAATTTGGGGAATCGTAATGCTTTACGTTTTCTTTCTAACCAAAAACCCATTTACCATTATTTACATGGTGTTTATTGGTGGCTACATTTCCAAAAGAATCGAAACTAAAAAATCAAAATAATATGAAAACAATGAACGAAAAACAATTTCCAGTTGACGCTTTGCGCTTTTGGAAGTTAGCACCCGACACAATCTCATGCGGTTGGGACATCTTTATTGGCCACGCACATTCTGAGAATATGTGCGACCCTGTAAGCCATTACATTTTCAACGATGTAATTACAATCTTCAAACACCTGAGAGGGTACATTGACCATGAAGATAGGCACGTTGGGGAATTGCTTAACGAGGTAATCCGATGGGATTTAAAAAATTCAGAGTTGTGCGTTACCGATGCAAGTTTCAGCGAGCAAATTGGAATCGGTGTAGCAATCAGTTTTAAAATGAATTTCAACACGGTAGAAAACTATTCAGTCATATTTAGTTATTTCAAATAATGCGAGAAATTAAACAAATTAAAAGGGGGCGAAAACCTGCTCGCCCCTTGGTTTCCACAGCCTTAGCGCAACGATGGGAGCAAATCAGGAACGAACGGAAAATATCCGTACATCGATTGCCAGTTAGCCCACCGACTTACCGAAAGGTAATTAACACGGGGTACTGCGATCAGCAAACATTGGTAAAACTAACTAAATTCTTTTTATGATTAGCAAACACATTACACTAACCGAAGCTACAAAGAGCAACACGGCCACACGTTTGGGAATCGACAACACACCAAACGAAGCAACCATTGAAACCATGAAGCTAACCGCTGAAAAGGTATTCGAGCCACTACGGGAAACCCTTGGTGCAATCCGAGTTTCAAGTTTCTACCGTTCACCTGACCTTAATCGTGCCATTGGTGGAAGCAAAAGTTCACAGCACTGCAAAGGTGAAGCAATGGACCTGCAAGCGGTAACCGTTACCAACTCTAAACTATTTCAAGAGGCCTGCAAGCTACCTGAGTTCGATCAAATTATTTGGGAGTTTGGCACAAAGCAAGAGCCTGATTGGGTGCATATCAGTTACTCAAAAACCAACAACCGCAAACAAATTTTACGTGCAACAAAAATCGGAAACCGCACGGCCTATGTGCCATACCGTAAAGATTAAAAAAAATAGTTTGCACAATTAACTTTCCTTTTTATATTTGTAAACCAAAACAAAATTATGGACAACATTAAAAACTTGGCGAAAGCTTTGGTTAAAGCAACCGCCCAAATCGAAGGTGCTACAAAAGACAGTACCAACCCACATTTCCGAAACAAGTACGCAGACCTTGCCAGCGTTACGGATGCAATCAAGAAACCGCTAAACGA